GAACTACAAATGTTTAGATAATCAATATAGATTATATCTGGTTTAAAGTTCTTCTTAAGGTCTAATTCTTGTAATAGATGTCTAAAGTGTCCTGTATGTGCAGAAGCAGTTGGATATTCCTTAACAATTAATCTACCAGTAGTCTTGTCTCTAATGGATTTAACCTTTTTATCATACATCTGTTTTGGTAAATCTACTAATTCAGATAATGGTATATTCATCAAGTTTGCATCTATTCTTTCTGCAATTCTTTCTTCACTCATTTCCATAGAAATGTAAAGTACATTCTTACCCATCATTAGATTGTTAGCTGCACAATGACACATGAACAAGGATTTACCAACCCCAGTTCCAGCCATACAAATATTTAAAGTCTTATTGGATAATCCACCTTTACTAATCTTGTTAAAGATATCAAGATCAAATGGAATCTTATCTTCTTCGGTATGATAAAACTCAAACCTTTGTTCTGCATCTTCTAACCAATCATGACCAATGTGTTGGTCAAAAGAAACTGATAATGCATCTCTAAGTAACTCTGGAATCTCACCCTTACTTCTCTTGGAATCTTTATCCAAGATGGTAATTGAGTCCATAACTGCATTATAAACTGCACGATCTTTACACCACTTCTCTGTTTCATCTAATAGAAATTCTTGTGGTGTTTCTTCTCTGGATAACTTACATTGAGATACAATGTTTAATGCACTTGATAATTCATCTTGATTAAGACCAGATGACTCATTCATCTGAATAGTTAATGCTTCATGAGTTGGACATTCGTTGTACTTTTCAAAATATTCTCTAACATTTTTGAATACTAATCTTTCTTCTCTTTCTGAGAAAAAATCTGCATCTACATAAGGAACAACTTTACGAGTAAATTCATCACTCGTAAATAAATTCTTGAGTATTAGTAATTCAAGTCTAGTCTGCACTTACTCCGCCCCATATTTAAATTCTTTCTTTGCACATTCATCTAACTGATCTAAGACTTCTTTTGTGAAATAATCTTCTGGATTGTTATTGATGGTTTTTCCAAACTGAGTTTTACCATCTGGTAATTCAATACGAGTTGATACCTGTTTAAAGATACCATATTTAACTGCAAGTTCAGTAAGTCCATAATAACGAGAAAGACCTTGATCGTATGTTAATCTAACATCAACCATTTTATTCTCAACTGTTAATCTTGATTTCCAGTTTCTACAATGAATGATATTACCTATAACTTCTGTACCATCTTTCTCTTTTCTTTTTGATAAAAATACTACACTTGAAGCTGCATACTTAAGACCACTACCACCACCCATTTCTTTCTCTGGATAGATAGAACCAATCTTATCATAAGTATGATTACATACAATCATAGGTACACCAATCTTCCCTAGTTTCAAAGTTAACACTCTGAATGCACCTTTGGTGAGTTGTGCTTTTGTCATGTCACGAACCATCTTTCCAGACTCTACATCTGTTACCTCTTTCTCTGTAGATAACATACCAAGTGAATCCAGAACAAATAATAGTTTCTGGTTTTCTTTTCTAGTTTTTTCGTATTGGTCTAGTATTCTAACAGCTTCAGTTCTGAACTGTTCAATCGTAACTACTGGGATAATCATGATTCTTTTAGGGTCTAATCCCCTCTCAACAATCATGTCTCTAGTCAATGCAGATTCACTTTCAAAGTAAATGACTGCACTGTCTGGGTTGTCTTCTAGGAATTTTTGACAAATTCCTAACGCAAAGAAAGTCTTTCCAGTGGAAGACTCTCCCGCTAATGCTGTAATCTTGTTGGATGCAAGTCCGCCATAGATTGAACCACTCAAAAGTGCATTCAATATGTACGAACCAGTATCTAAGTAACCATCAACATCACCAGCGACAATTCCATCATCTACTACTGTTGCTAATTCGTTACCACTTGCCTTTGCAAGGTCTTTCAATAAATCCATAATATAAAATCCTCAATGTATATACTATTATACCACGAGTCCTTGTTCTGTCAACCAAGTTCTGTTGGCCATATGTTGTTGTTTGACTAATTCCTTGTTTTCACCATTGTATTCAACTGCATGATGGTCTTCTATACTTTTGTCGTTATAACACACTGTTTTATCTTTATCGTATATTCTTCCGAGTATTCTACCAAATTTTCCTTTTTCAGTTGACTCAACCAATACTTGATAATCGTGTTCATATAACCAATCTTTAAAGTATTGTTTGCTTGCAAGTCCAAACTTTTTCTCAACTAGGTCTCTAGTACGGCTCTCTGGTGTATCAATTCCAGTTAATCTAACTCTACCTTTGTATAATATGTCAAATCCTAAATGTAATGTTACATCACAAGTATCGCCATCTACAACCCTAGTAACTTCCGCCCTGTAAATATGTGGGTTCATTTTTCTCTCCTTAAATTAAGAAGGAGAGAATCAGTTAACCAAAGAATCCCTCTAATGATGATCGTGGTTCTGGTGACCAACCAATCTTCTCTAGTATCAGTTTCAGTGGTTCAATATAAGATTTTTCAAATTGTAAGTCATAATTTATGAATGGTTCTAATTCAAACTCCTTCGGTAAAGTATTTATAAAACCAATGACATTCTCTGAGATAGGATTTGGTATTTTTAGATGAACAAACTTAATTTTTTCTCCATTATTAATCAATGGATATTTTAAATCTAACTTATTCTTCTTGATATAATGATTAAATAACAATGATGCCCGAACATGCATTGGAGTTGATTTTCTGTAAATAGTCTTTGCATTTGCATATTCAAGAATACCATTTACTGATCTAGGAAAAGAAACCTCTTCAGCTGGTAGTTTCTTAAAATCTTTCCTTGTATTTTCTACAAACTCATGAACTGTTTCTTCATTACCATCCATTACCACTTTTATTGTTTCTTCCAGTTTATCTCTAACCCACTGTGGTGTAGAACTCTTTGCAGTTTCAATACCCATCATCTTAAGTTTAGGTTCTCTTAACCTTACACCTTCGTTGTCATGTACATTGAGGATGTATCTTTTCTTTGCAGTCCAAATACCTTTGTTTGCAATTACCTCTCTACCCATAACCATCTTGTTCTGATATGCATTGGTATACTCTGCAAGGTCTTTATAACATTCATTAATCACATCTTGTATCTTTCCACTAGAAACCTTATCTAAAAATTCAATCGGATTCTTTGGATTAACCTTTTTAACTAATTCATCAAAACGAACATAAATCGAATCGGTATCAATTGCAACCACATAATCATCATCTGTTTCAAGTAACTCATTAAGAAACTTATTAACTGCTTTCTCTACCCACTTAATTGCAAGTTGACCACTTGTGGTTACTGCTTCTGCCATTGTAAGATCATAATACCTAAACCATACATTACCCATTGCACCATAAGCAGAGTTTAATGAAATCTTTCGGACTAGTTGATTGTTATATGCAATAGAAATTAAACGATTTAACTCATTCTTTCTTTGTGGATCATCACATTTTTCAAACTCTTTTTGATACTCAGTCATTCTATTTTTCCAGATAACTCTCTCATCATATAAACTTTCAAGTATCTCTGGGAAGAATCCCTGTTTATCTTTTCTAAATCTTGCACCATTTGGACAAACTGTTTTATCCCCTGTGATTTCTACCTTTTTATCAAGAAAATCATCAACTGATCTCTTATCTACAGTCCTATCCATCATCTCTGGACTAATGTTATACTGCATAATCAAATGTGGATACAGACTATTCAAGTCAAAAGAAACGATCCATTCGTGTAAGCCAACTTGAGGAGTTTTAACATATGCACCCTCAAATTTCATCCTCTTATTTCCATGAGGTTTTGGTGGAATAATGATGTTTTGTTGTCTAAGTCTATTATAGATTAACAAGTCCCAATACTTAACTTGTCCAAAGACATCACTATAGTTGATCTTTGCATTGTATGCTAAGGTAAACATTAACTCCATCAGACCTAACTTATTGTCAAGTCTTTCAACTAACTCTACATCCTTAACATTATACTCTAAGAATTTCTGATAATTCTCTTTATAGAATAGATGCATTGCACCATATTCACTATAATCTAATTTACCTTCTCCTAATTCAATTTCGGAAATGTTTTGTAAAGAATAACTTGCTCTATTTGTAAAGGTAAACTTTTTATAGAGTTGAAGATAATCTACAACCTCAACACCAGTAAGAGTATATGCTTGTTGTCTTCCATATAATTCAGATTGCCATTCACGAGAAGATGTCATGTTCCAAGGCGATAACTGATCTGCTGTTCTATTATCAATAACCCTTGAGATACGATTCATCAAATAGGTTATATCAAAGTTTTCTACATTCCATCCAGTTATAACATCTGGTAATATTTTACGATATTCTTCTATGAAAGTTTTGAGAAGATGAACTTCATTTTTACATTCAAAATAACGAATGTTTTTATCACCATGATTCCATGGCTGAGTTCCAAAAGTGTATTTAATTGGTGAACCAAACATCTTAAAAGTTATTGCATTAACTTCTTCTAATGCATCAGTTGGTTCTGGAAATCCATTCTCACATTCACACTCAATATCCAAACACATAATGGATATGTTTCCCATACTCCATTCAATGTCATTTGGAAATGTGTCAGTTATCCATGAATATGCATATGCTTGATTACCATGAATATCAAACCCCTCAACATCTTTATACTTATCAATAAAGGGTCTGGTATATCCTATGGATTTAAACTTTTTGGGTTCTAGATTCTGTCCTGTGATACTTCTGAATGAACTATCTTTGTTTGTTGGGACATATAAGGTGGGTTTGTATTCGTACTTCTTAGGAGTATTCTTGCCATCTTTAAATTCTCGGACAAGAATTAGATTACGATATCTAGAAACATTTGTATAGAAGTGCATATAACTATTATACTACGAAACTTCTATCTGTCAAGGTATTCTTGGTGCTGTAAAATGACTGTCTAGTACAACAATCTTGTCCTCTGCTTCTGCAATCAGTTCCATTTGAGTATCAATTGCTTGAAGAATTTCTGGATGTTCTCCAATTCCCGCTGAATTGGTTAGGTATATTTCTATATTTGCCTTTGCTTCTTCTACTGCACCTTGATATTTCATACGAAGTGCTTTCAATATTTGTTCTTTCATGATGTAACCTTTGGTTCTGGTGGTGTGATAATCTTTGAAAAGATTCCTTGATACTGATTCAAAAGTTTGACTTCTGGTTCAGCAGTCCACACTATATTTTTAAAATTCACCTTAATCTCATTACCTTCTGCAAGGTTGGAATAAGGCATCAGTTGAATTTGGACACTCTTTCCATCTTCTGTTTGTTGGGCCATTACGAATAATGGATTAATTAAGTTTATTTGTGCTGAGTTTAGGTGAAATGTTTCATCAACTTCCCCTATCACATTTTCTCCAGTAACAAACTGGAATAATTTTATATCGCTCATACTTCCTCTAACATTGACATCAATCGTTCTGCACGATTGGTTACTTGATTATACCATCTGGAATCTCTGCCTTCTAATGCAGCTCTCTTCCAGTCATTTTCTCTTATTGCCTTACCAAAATTAACAAATTTTGCAAGACGAGTCTGACCCATATTAAAGGTCATGTTAACTAAAATTCTTTGAACATCATCTGGGTAATCATCTAATTCTGTGAATAGACTTTTACATTCAGCAATGTGTTTCTTACAATCTACTTCAAATACTTCTGCAACCCTTTCTTTAGAAACTGGTGTTCCTACTGGTTGACCAGATTCATCATCTGCATCAGTGATTAAATGGCCTATGCCAAATGTTGGATATCCTAAGTGATCTTTGTATATTTCATATACTACACCTTCATCCCTAGTTATTTCTTGTTCAAGTTTCTGTAGATTCATCTTCTTTTAGTAACTCCACGGCCTTATCGCCTTCTTCTTCTAATAATTTTACGAGTATGTCTCCCATAAGTTGATTAAACACTTTATCATCTGATATAGTGTCCATTAACTCTTCTGGGCATGCTCGTACTGCACGAGTAAAGTTTATATGAGGTGGTGTATCTTTATCCTCTACTGGTAAGAATTGTACCTTACCATAGGTAAAAACCACTCCCTCATATTCACCTTCTACAATTTGTACACCCTGTTCCCCATGTTGATTAACAACAATTTTATAGTCGGGCAATGACATGTTTACTGTGCCTTATAAACTTGGTTTATGATTGTATCTTTCTTATCTCTAAGATTTACTGAAACACCTAATTCACTTCCTTTATCGGCAAGTTCTGCCTTAGTAAGTTTCTTTAGATTAGTTTTAGTGACTTTCGTTTGACCTACAACAGCAGTTGTTACTGGTTGTGGTGTTTCATTCAACTCTGCAAAGAGTGAACGAAAGAAGTCAAGGATTCGATTCAAAAAACTCATAATATATCCTCAGTTATTTAAAATACCCTATTTCTCAATAGGAGACCCATTTGCATCAAAAGATTCTGATGTTACACCAGTGTCATACTGTGTCATACTTTCTTCATCAGTCTCTTCATGTTCTTCTACATCTTGTAGAAAATACAAAATATTTTGTGGATTTGAAGCTTCATAAGGGTCTTCTTCATGATTATCTCTCATTCCAACTTCTTGGAAGAGATTTATTACTCTACCACTTCGTATGATAGCTGCATATCTCCATGACCTCATTCCAAATCCTAAATTAGTTTTCTCAACCAACATACCCATAAATCTTGCAAATTTACCATTACCATCTGCAAGAGGTTGGACTTTTTCAATTCCCAATGAATCAAACCAAGAATTCATAACAAAACCATCATTAACAGATGTACAATAGATTTCATCTATTCCAGCATCTTGGAATTGTTCATAAAGTTCTTCAAAGCCAGGCAATTGTTGAGTTGAACATGTAGGTGTAAATGCGCCAGGCAATCCAAAGACTAAAACAGTCTTATCACTACCAAATACTTCACCTGCTGTCTTAATTACAAATTCTCCATCCTCAAGATTGTTAAAGGATAGATCAAAGGGGATATCCCCAAATAATACATTTCTTTCTGTCATAGTCGTACCTGTGATATTAATTTTATTCTTATATATTTATAATACCACAGATCGACTAGTTGTCAAGGAAAGAATTGGCTATTCGGACAAAAATTCTTTTGTGTCTACGAATTCCAAGACTTTAGGCTTGTCTTCCTCTGGTATTACCTTAACCATAGGTATGTATAGAATACCATTCCTAACATTAGGATTTTTAACTTCTACATCATCTGCAAGTACCCAAATTCTCTTGAACTTCCTACTTGCAATACCTTTATGGATAGTTTCATCATCTGAACCATTAACTTCACCAGAAACTACTAGTTCATTCTTGACTACTTCTACCTTTAGGTCTTCTTCACCAAAACCTGCTACTGCAATTTCAATACAGAAGTTTTCATCATCCTTTTTGACAATGTTGTAAGGTGGATAGTTTTGTACTTGTTGAGACGAAAGTGTCTCTAGTTGGTGGAACAGTCTATCTGTTCCTATTGTGAATGGGGAGTATCTTCCCCACATTTGATCGAATAGATCGTTTGTGCTTAATTTTACCATTTTTGGCCTCCTTTAAATAAGCAAGGTTAAAAAAATGGAGTCCCTTTACGGCAACTCCTTCATGTTCAAGGGTCTATCTGTCTCAGTTTTCAAAGGTTTCATCATCAAGACCCCATCCCATTTCGGTGACTACTGTCGGCCGATTGCAATCGACCATCTTTCATCACCTATTTTTTGCTATTCTTCCATCATCATCCAGATTTGCACCCTTCAAGCAATTTCTGAGTAGCTATTGATTCATCCCTTTCGGAAATCCTCATTAGTATATATAACACTTTAACTCTTAATTTGATATTTTTTTTGTAATTCTTTTAATTTATTAGCCCAAAGTTCTTTCCACTCTGGATTTTGTGCCCTTTCTTGGGCTCTTTTAAGAGATTTACATCTATATTCAAATAAAGGGTCAACTATATTTACATTCATATATCTATTATACTACAGATAAGCTATCTGTCAAGTCTTTATTTTGGTTCTTCGTAATGTTCTCTTATATGTGTATCGAATTCGTCTTGGAGTTCATCCAATTCTTTTTGTAGGTATTCGATATTTAAATCTTGAACTGCATCATCTGGTAATGCACCCAATTCACCTCTAGGCCATTTAACTCTGAATTCTTCATTCATTTCTACTGCATCTTGCATACGAATTACATCTAATTGCAATTGAGCTATTGAACCAGTTAAAGTGAAATAAACACCTGCTATAGATAATATTGCAATAAGAATACCAACTAGACTCTTTACATCTATGGTTAATTGACTTTTCTCTGTTACTTCTAATTGATCTGACATATCTACTCCACATCATTAAGTGGGTTTTCTAAAATAGTCGAAATCTTGTCTTCCAAATCCTTTTTGTTGTTTCGGATGTCTGCTTCCATTTCACGAAATCTCTTTTGCATTTCTCTTTCCATTTCGTAAACATCATTTCTGATTTCCCTTTGAGTCGACGCTGTTCTTGTATCAACATCTCTTGCAAGTCTATTTGCTTCAGTAATATCTTTTGCAAGATCATCTTTGATTACTGTAGTTAAGTCTTGAAGATTCCTTAATTCAAGTTCAGATGACTCTTTAAACATTGCCACTTGATTAGTAATTTCAGTAGGGTTTAGTTTCAATAATTTTTCTTCTGCGTCTAGGAGCCGATTATAGAGTTCAAACCCACCCCATAATCCACCTACTATTGTGCCTAATAGTGGAAGAATGAGTAATAGTTTAGAACCACCTACTTTGACTCCAGCATATTCAACTTCTGCCATTTTTCTCTCCTAATTTCGCATGGTATTCTCTCGAAACTAACCATGCCTCTTCCTCACTCATTTTATAATATTTAACTAAAATAGGGATGATGTGTGAGGGATTCATCTCCTGTTCAGTTATTAGTGTATGGTACAACTGTTCTGGTTCGTCTGTGTCCATATACTCCTAATCGTATTGACTCATAATCATTTCTTGTAATTTAACTTGAGTCTTACCAGCCATCATATAAAAACTAAACTGGTTATCATCTAACTTGTTATCTTTATACATGTCTCTGGTCATATACCAATCGTCTTTATCTGCAATCTGTGCTTGGTCAGTGTATTGGGAGAACCCAGCACTATATCCCAAGAACGCAACTGTTGCAGTCTGGTCTGAATCGAACCCACCAGACTCCTGTACTGATTCAAACTGTTCTTGTAAGTTTGCTTGTGCTTGTACTGCACCCACTCTATCTGCCAATGACTCTACTGCTTCAGTAGTTCTTTGTTCAGATTGTGTTGGTGGTGCAACATCAAACTTTGCAAAACTTGGTGCTTGATTACTTAAAAATTGTCCAATAGATTGTCCAGCACCTAATGCATCATCAAATGATGTTTCAAAATTTTGATCTGCACTTCCAAATGAAGAACCATCTTCAAAGACTAATTCTACCATCTGTTCTGAACTGGCTTCCTCTGCTTGTTGTTCTGCAACTTCAAATGCAGATACAACTGGGCCCGAATCAATTGTTGCACCAACCTGTATTTGTGATTGTCCTGTTTGTTGTTCTACCTGTTCAACTACGAAACTGTCACCTGTCGTTAATGCAAACTGCTCTTGTTGTGCTGAACTACTAACTAAACTACCACTATTTGCATCATTACCATAAGAAACACTTCCGCTTGAAAGCCCTCCAGTACCCTGCCCGGCCGAGCTTGAACTTCCAGATGATCCATCATCCATTTGAGAACTAACAACCTCTGCAACAGTTTGTGATACTTCTTCACTACCACCAAAGTCTATTTCTGCAACCACTGCCTGTGCAGCTTGAGATGTTTCCTGTTGTGATACTGCTTGTTGAACTGTTTGTTCTTGTTTCTGTTCTTGTATTTGGTCTTGTTGTGCAATTAAAACTCTGAACACTCTTCTTTCCTTCTTTTCTGCTCTTTCTTCTGGATCATCTCTAGTTTCTTCTTCTAATTCTTCTGTGTCTTCTTCAAATAACTCTTCTTCCTGTTCAGATGCTTCTTCAAATAATTCTTCTAATTCTTCTTCATTAATTAATTCTTCAAATGCTTCATCTTCTATTTCTAAAAACTCTTCTTCTACTTCTTCATACTCTTCATCAAATTCTTCAAAAACTTCATCTTCTTGTTCTTCTAATACTTCTCTTTCATAGTCTTCTAATACTTCTTCATAGATGTCTAATACTTCTTCTGTTGACCATTCTTCTTCTACAAAGATTTCAACACCAATGGTTTCTTCTAATATATAAATGTCCTCTGCATTAGTTGCCATCAAAACTTCTTCAAATGAAGTCTCTAGAGCAAAAGTTTCTGAAACATATCCTTCCTCATCAAATGATACCTCTTCACCCCACCATTCGTCTACTTGCTCTTGACCAAAAGTTTCTACTTCATAGTCATACCAATCTGCATCAGTTTCCATGTTTGCAACAGTTTCAACAAAATACTCTACAGCTTCTTCTGTAAACATTTCAGCATATTCTTCTTCTGATGCTAGTTGTTCTAGATATGCCAATTCTTCTTGATATTGTTCCTGTTCTATGTCATATTGATCCATACCTTCATCAACGGCATCCCAAAATTCTTCTTGTGTTGTTCCATAGGATTCATAATCCAGAGAACCATCTTCTGCAAATTGAACCTCTTGTCCATACCACTCATCTACTTGTTCTTGACCAAATTGTTCTATGTCTAGTGCATACCAATCTGCTTCTGTAAAGTTTTCACAAGCATTCTCATAACAAGGATCGTTAGGGTCTAAGTATTCTTCATACTCTTCATCATACCACAAATCCTCTTCTGTCCATCCATTCGTGGCTAGGTACTCATCATCATATCCATAGTAATCGTCAGTTTCGTTTCCATACTCATCATATCCAGTTCCATCATCACTTCCATCATATCCATACATGTCAGTGTCATCATTTCCATAAATTGCATCTTGTAATGCTTCATACTCAGCATATGCAGAATTATATCCATCACATGAACTGGAATATAGAGTATCTAAAGCACATTGATAAAGTAAGTAGGCAGTTGCATAACCTGTACAACTTTCTGAATATAGTGGATTAAGTCCACATTGTTGTGATAAGTAAGCTGCATCATATCCTGTACATTCTGAATCGTAAAGTGCATTTAGAGCACACTGTGCATTGAAGTATGCAACTGCATACCCAGAACAGTTTGTACTATAAAGTGCATCTATGTTGCACATTTCTGTGAAAGAACCAGAAT